GTTCCAATCTTAACTTTGTAGTAGTCGTTGGAGCTGTCGTAAACCCAGCCTCTTGTGTCGTCTGGAATCATAGCAACAGTCTCGTTCTTCAAAACCATTCCGGCCTCAAAGTCCTTTTCTCCGTCAGTGGCGCCGCGCAAGATTACTGTTTGCGTTCCGCCCGTGAGCATGCGGTTTGTCAGCACATCTCTTCCGAGATTCTTAGCGCCGTTTCTTACGTTGTGTCTTTGAAATCCCATGTCTTATCTATTAGGCGTCAGTTCCGATTACCATGAACTCAACCACCGTAGGGTTAGTTGTAGCGTATGCTTTGAGCGTCAGTCCAGCATTGAGTGGCATGAATGCCCAGTCACCACCAGCCAGCTTCAAGATAACAGGGTCGCCAGAGGTTGTGTCGTCGTACACGTAGATGTAGTCGGTCGCTGTAGAATCTGTGTTCTTGATGTACAGGTATGCTGGTGCGCTGAAGTCAGATGCAGTAAACAAGGTTGTGGCCGCCGCATCCACGGCAGTAGCCGTCACAGGTCGACGTGCCAAGCCTGTAGTGTTGGCTGCGGTGATGCTCGTGTTTACACTGACTGACAAGTTATCAGACAACAAGTCTGTGCTCGTCAATGAGATTGCTGCGGTTACTGTTGCCATTAGTTATTCTTTGATGCAAATATATGAAACATTACCACTTGACTTTGTTGGCCCAGTAGGCGGCGCTCATCTTGCCCTTCTTGATATTTCTTGAGTGTCTTGACTTGAAGCTTGCTCGCTTCTTCTTCATCTTGTCGGACTCTCCTGATTTTGGTTTGCCAGCGGTCTTAGCGCCCTGCTCGCCGAAGCGGATAAGCTTAATCTTGTCCCCTTCTTTGGCCAATACAATGTGAGACTTCTTCGGGTGACTTGGAGTCCTCTTGGCTTTGTTTACACCGCTGAGCCCGTGCTTCTTGAGCATGCGCTTGATTCGCGCTCTCATAGCTTCCTTGCTCATCGTCTCATAAGTTCTTGGATGATGTCCCTATTGTCTTGGTCCTCAAGCTCAGGGCGCGAGCCCTTGCGCTGAGAGATGAGCTTGGACTGAGCCACAGCCTGCTTGTCAACGCGAGAGTCCTTCCTGTCATCCTTGCTCTTTTCAAGTTCCATACGGAACTGCTTGTCAGCTGCTTGGGTCTGTGCGTTCATTTGCATCTTGGCCATTTGCACCTGACCATCCATCTGCTGGCGAGCCTGAAGAATCTGAAGCTCGACTTGACCCTGAGCTTGAATCTTCTGCATGTCAATCTGACCCTTCATCTGGACTTCTTGCATGCGGAGCTGAGCAGCGGCCTGCTGAGACTGCATGTTCACCTGCGCTTGCATCTGCATTTGTTGTTGCTGCTGCTGCTGCAAGGCGGCGATTCTACGCTTGCGCCTGATGATGAGGAGTCTTTCCGCTTGGTCCAAATCTTTAAGACGGCGGATTGCCATAGCGTCCTCAAGGTCAATCTCTCTTTGTGCAAGTGACTGCTGGATGTTTTGTTCGAGTAACAATTTGGCTTCGTCTGACATCTCTCGTTCCACAATCACACCGTAGTTGTGAAGTGGCAGAGAAGCAAACGAAGAAAGTACTTCCATGCTGGTAGTTCCGATGGCTCTTTCGTACGCCTCGTAGATGATTGAGTCAGGAGGCAGAACCTGCAAGCACTTCACCACGTCATCGCACACTCTCTTGTACAAGACAGATGCTCCGTTGGTGATGTCATTGATTGCGTTGTTTCCTGCAGCGAGTTGCTGTTGGCGCACGCCTACAAGAGCGTCAGCTTTTGGTGAGCTACCATCAAGAACCTCGTTTACACCCGTGACGTCACGAATCATGCGGAGGTAGTGGTTATACAAACCAATCAGCTCGTTGATGTTTCGGATGGTGTTGTCAAGAGGACGAACAGGTGGGTTTTGGAATCCACCTTCTGGGTTCTTGCTTCTGTAGTAGAAGACACCAGTCTGCTCGTAGATGTCTTGGATGTCGAGCGGTTGAAGCTCTCCTCCTGCACCAAGCTGCACATTCTCCAAACCCTCGATGTCCACAATCAATCCATCAGGCTTGGCCTTAGCGATGGCTTGTTGAATCTTGAGGTGGGTAAGCTGGAGCTGGTCAGCAAAGCCGATGACAGATGACACCATAGACTTGGGCATCTGACGACGGAAGTTCGTGGCGACTACGCTGTACGAAAGACGAGCACGAGTCAGGTCGTGCATGTTCTTGGGGATGTCCTTCTTCATGCCATACCCGAACAACAGGCCGCTACCAATGACGTAGGAACCGCCGTACACACACATGTTTGGCATGGTGTGAATCTTTCTGTCGTAGACAGAGTCGTTAGGGAGCTTGTAGGTTTCGCCCTTGTAATAGAAACCGATGTTGCCGAACTGCGAGGTCTTCTCCTCGTAAATCATATCATCGACACCAAGGAACTCAAAGTCCAAGACGTCGACCAAGTATTCGTCGTAGCCGTAGACGTGAGTGCCGCGAGTTCTGTCGTAAACAGTTTGGTTGAACTGAGCCGCGTTATTGTAGGTGCGGTTCATCACAGCCTTCGCAATCTTCTTGTACTCCTCCTCCGGGATGTCAGTCCCAGCAACTCTCTTGAGCTCTTGGATGGACATGCGCTTGACATGCCCAGCGTATACGATGTCAGAGAAGTTGGGGTCCTCCGTGCTGGAGTGGATAAACTGAGCGGGGTCTACATACTCCGTCTTGATTCCGTAACTCGGGTCGTTGCTCCTTTTAACCACAGCCATGCCGTTGACCACAAGGTCCTCCACAGCTCTACGGAATACGACGTCATCAAAGTCATTCCAATCAAGAGTAAGTTTAGTAGCAAGTTGAGCAGCCACCTCAGCACTAGTCTTGATACTATCAGCCAAGTAAATCTCAGCCTCCTCGCTGTTGTCGGGGAGCCCCTCTGGCACAGCAGCTGTGTTGAGCCCAAGCGACTTAGCTTCCTCAATGACCTCTCTTTCTTCAATAGCAAACTTGGCTAGAATCTTTTTCTTTTCCTTCTCGTCCTTTGACATAGGGTCAATCGCCTCCACATTGGGGCGGAACTTGCGAGAAAGAATCTTGTTTACTACAATCCGAACAAACTTGGGGACGACTGGAACTGGTGACCAATCGAGGTTAAGCAGCGTTCCGTCACCCGCTTGGGTGTCCATGCTGTTTAGGATTTGTTTGTAGATTGATGTATCTTGCGTACCGTTAGCGTAATCTCTGTTTCGATTAAACTCGACGAGTCGCTTTCCGAACCCGTGAGAAAAATCGTCGAGGCCTCCCCACTGTGCCTCGATAGATTTAGCGTAAGCGATGCCGTAGTCCTTGCTTGCCTTAACGCTCGCTGGCGCCATAGGGTCTGGGAACTGGGAATACGACTTTGGCTTGTGACCCTTCATTACTTACTGTATTACAGGCAATGTGCAAATATAAACAAAATCACTTAGAGGGTTTTGAGAGCCCGCCCGGTGTGTAAGTGTATTTGCGGAAAAACTTTTTGCCTGTAAAGTCAGCCGCTTTTTTCTTCTGTACGACAGTCTGTGCAGCAAGCAACGCAAGCCCCGCACTAATTGTCAAGTCAAACTTTGTTCTGTTGTCAATTCTATACCCAATCCAATCCTCTAGAGTTCGGTTGAAATACATCCTACCCACCTCACCCTTCTCGTTGATTCCCACGTGATTGTGTATGTAGTCCTCAATAGATTGTGCATGTGTGTGGATTACATCCTGTGAGTTAGACGGGATTCCCTTGGTCTTAGTTACAACAGACCCTGCCGTAGTAAGGTGTTGTGGTCTGTCAAGTAGATAGCCATCGTAACCCCTTGATTCAAAGTACCTTACGATACCGTACTTGTTGTTCTCCACGAGGAGTGGGTAGCCAAAGAAGAAGGACGCCATCAACACATCCTCGTAGAAGATTTTTGCCATAGGAGGGCGGGAGCAGTACTCTGCAACAAACATGTTAGAGGGGGCCCGCATGTTGAACTTGTTGTAGATGTGACACGCTCCCTTTGAACCTCTCCCGTCTGTAGTAGCGTCGATGTCATAGGAGTCAACACCACCACAGCCAATCAGTTTGTTTGGGGCTACAAGCTTGCCCCTTTCAGTAATCTTTTGATTCCTGAGGTCAAGAGGAGGCATCCAAGACACAAACCACCTGCCCTCTGAAGTAGGAACAAACACGACCTCCGTGTCTCTAACGCCCCCCTTCCATGTAAAGTTGCCACGCACAACGGGGTCTGGATACATGTTTTCGTTGTGGTCAATCTGCTCGTAAATCTTTCCGATGTTGAACAGAGAGCCCTCGACGCTATCACGGAACGCCTCGTCTGTAGTAAAGGGGAACTGGCGAACGATTTCGTTCATCTCCCGAGCGTCATGCCTTAGAGCGTCCCTTTCGTTTTTTAGAAACTCCCTTGCGCCTATCTCTACGGTTTCCCCGTCCAGTGTTTCTATCTCCTGCTCCGGACTCTCGATGATTGGTTTCCCGTACTTGTCGAAGAAGCCCTCTAAGGCTTCGTAAGCCGGAATAAAGATTTTGTACAATCCTGAGGTTGTCCTTCCGTTTTTGTTGCGTTCTTGTGGGTCTGAATCTTTCCAAAGCTCTTTGTATTCTTGACCTCCTTTGTCCATCGGGTTGACGGTGCTGCCCACAAGCGCCTTCCCGATAACACGGCGTCCCACAATCAAGCAAGTCCGTTGTATCCTCCATGCTTCTCTGATGTCTGTTGGTTTCTCCCACTTGCCTGCCTCATCGAGATACAAGATATGTAACTTCTCGCCATCGTAGGCATTGTTGGTGGTATTCTTCCAGTTGATGATTGTGTTCAGGGCGTCCCCTTTGATAGAGGTCTTGTTGTTTTTGGTAATCCTTTTAGACGGTTCTCTGAACGCCAACTCCATGCGCGGGTTGGTAGTACCGTCTTGGATGGGCTTAAAGAAGAACGGGTAGGACTTGAAGATAGCAACGACCTTCTTCATGAAGACGTTCTCCTGCGCGTCCTTACCCGTCTTCGACTGGATACCCAAAAGTTTGTCCTTGACCTGTGTGGCTTCGTCTACAAGAACGCAGGCGGACATGTTGGTATACCCTGAGCGACGACACTTGGTATACAGTTGACCAAGGCATCTGGGGTCAGCCTCACACGCGGCCTGATGGACGAAGAGCTTACGTTGGAAGTCTAGGAAACTAGGATAGCCAATATCTATCTTGCTCCACTGAAGCATCATGTAGTGACGTCCAGTGACATAGGTAGGTTCTCCGTTGTTGTAGAACCAGTACCCTTCTCTGCGCCTGCGGAACTCTTCCTCGATAAAGGGAGAGAACCTTTGGCGAAACTCCTTGGGCATTTCATACCACTCGTCCATAGACTTGATGCGAGCAAGCTCACTAGGCATCTCTGTCCTAGCCCAAGTCTGTAGGTGGGTGGGTAGGTCGTACCCTGCAATGTCTTTCTTTCGTGGCTGCTTAGGCAAGCAGATAGGTAGACCAGAGATGTCGATGACGTCTCCAACAGTGCCGCGCGGGCAAATGGATACGACTGGTTCGTCGTACTTCTCTATGTCTATCAGCCCTGTCACTTGCTGAATCTTTCTGCAAAGCCACCTGAGTAGTCTTTGTCTTGGTCGATGCTGCCGTTCTCGCTCAGGTCCTTGACCATCTGCTCTAGCCGCTGCCTTTCGATTAACAGTTCTTTGCAATCTGTAGCGGTCTGTTTGATAGACTGCAGCTCAGCCTTGCGTGCGGCACCACCAGCTTCAGGGTCGACGGGACGCTTGACCTCCTCAATCATGTTGTCGATTGCAACAGCCATGCTATCCATCAGCCTGCGAGAAGCCTCTATGGTCTGAAACTTAGGACTCCTCGACATACATCATTTCTTCTGAGCGCATACGGAAGACAGTGGTGTCGTCCTCCAGTCGCATCTCATAGTCTCTATTCTGCTTGAACCCTACGGTGTCCCCCGGCTTGACGCCTTGAGTAATCATGTCCTTGGGGCAGCAAAAAACTTTTGCCTTGAGGTGAGTCTTAGGCTTGAGGTCAACTACAATAATCTCGCTCTCTTCTGGCTCCTCCTCCTCGATTGGCTGCAGGAACACCCAGTCCGCGAGCATGTGAAGCTCACCAGTATCCTTGCTGCGATACGCAATGGCGTGACAGCTAAGAGTGTTTACTGGGTCATATCCAACGATGAACCTGTCCTCGTCGTCTACCTGAACCTTCAAAGCATCGGACATAACTACGTGGTGATGGAAGAACAGGGTGTCCCCCGGCTTCACATCCACGTCGTACTTGACTGGTGTTGACGTCACCTCACCGTACATGACACGGCGCTCGAACTCCTGCCACTTGGGGTCGACGTAAATCTCCGTGCCGTTGTCCAGCTCGATTGTGTCGTGATGAGTCTTCTCAAGCTTCACCACGAAGTGATACAGTGCCTTCATTCAAAGTTACAATCGTATTCAACAATGACTGGGGTGTTCTCCACAGTCTTCCACAGGTAGGACGATTCATTGTCCTGAGTGTAGATGTTGTACCTACGAATGTTGTGCTTGAACATAGCGCGGTCATCCTCCTC